GACAGCAGGCTTTCCGTCAAGTGCTGCTTTGATGGCTTTTCCGTGCTGGTTCGCAATTGCTTCTTTATTGGCCTCGATGGCTGGCTCTAGTACAGGGCGTGGCGGCGAATGCCATAAGGGGCTGCCATGGGTCTGGACATACAATGAATGCGCCGCGCTATATTTCATGCCTTGGTCAGTATTGGCTTTCATTTCTTCGCGCATCGCTTTTTTGCGTATACCGTGAGAATGGGCATACAGCAATTCGGCATTGTTGATATCATCACCATTATCCCTGCTTGTCTTTTCCTCTGTAATTCCCACCAATATATCTTGCTTTATCAGACTCGAAATAGCATTCTGCAGGTCGCCAAACCGGTCTTTAGTCTGCAAACTAACCTTGCCTGTCACCATATATACATCCCGCCTTTGCCGACCAGCTTTGCGGCAGTTGCAAGCTGTTGGCCAAATATCGTCAGCTTCCATGCAGCCCATCCGTCAAGGTCATTCATTACACTGCTGAAATCGTAGGATACCGAAACATCGCCAACAGCTTTAGAGGATTGTAGCCCTCGCGCCTGACCGGAGTTAATTACTTGTGCCGCAGGGCTATCTGCATCAGTTACGCTTTGCAAATACAGCGTTAAAAAGTGGGCGATAAACCAGCCCATTGCAACCTTCCAATATGACCGCCAGCGCGATTCCTGTAGGCACGCATTCGCCAATTCAAGATACATTTGGATTATCGCCGGTTCTACAAGACCATTTGCCGGCCCATACGCTGGATAGTTCGTGTAAAAATCATCAAGCGTGTAAGGGGGATTGGTTCCCCCGCGCAAGTTTGATGCTCTACTGACTAGGTTTTGCATGTGCAGCACCTACTTTGTTTTCTTTTTACTGGTAGATTCCTCGGTTTTGGCTTCTTCCTGAGCTTCTGCAGACGTGTTAGCGTCCAGTACAGTTGCCTTGTTCGCTTCTGCATCTGTTGCCGCATCCGCTCCTGCAGACGTGTCGGCATCCGCCGGAGTGAACGCATCCGCTTCTACTCTTTTTTCGTCTGCCTTGCTGTCAACAATCTCAATTGCTTTATCTTTAAGAGCCAGTGCAAAAATAGGGTCTTTCTCTACCCATTCCGGCACATCAGCAAAAGACAAGGCTTTAGTTGTCACAGATTCACTCCCTAAACGGAATTTAAATGATTTTTTTGTAAAAATACGCATCAATAACCCTCCTTATATCCCGTCCATATACTGAATGCAGGAATACGCCAAAACCTCTACTTGTCCGAATTGGCCGGCGTAGGCAGATAGATACCCTAAGTGTTCTATGCTCGGCGCAGTCATAACGCGTGCAAGGGGAACGGTCTGCTGTACACGAATACGGTCCTCATTCATGGCATAAGCAACCATCCGGTCAGTTCCGCCAGTACCAGCGCCAATGCACCAGCGAGAAGGTGCAATAAATAAGTCCACTCCTTGGTTCTTACCGATATTGTTATCTAGCAAGAATTGCAGAATGGACTGATTGCCTGCGGAGCTGATTACTGTTTTAACGAGCCATGCATATTGGGTAGGCGGGATTAGAATATGGTTTGCCATGCCGGTCAAGTCATATTCGGAGTTTGTCCAGGTCTCTACCATGATTAGATTAATATCGTTTAGAATTCCATCCGGTGTTTTTGTCGCCCATGTCGTACTAGATGCAGGACCAACAGGCGCCGAACTTGCAGTAACATTGGGATGATTTACAAGGCCGTATGTGCCATATTGGGGGAATCCCAAATAGACATTACGGTCAAGCGTCTTATCATGGGTTAAGCGTATTCCTTTATCAAGGATATCATCAAGAGACCGGCCAATTGTTTGCATCTTTGATTGATCAATAACTGGCACTTTCAAAATATGCGCCCAATTGAAGGTTTTGAAGATATCCTTGCCGATATCAGCCTGCATAATCGGGATATTGTTTGTCTGACCGCCAATAATGCCGCCATCCTCGCCAGCCGAAGATGCGTAGCTGACATTGTAGGCAGAGGTATTCTCTACCCAGCCGCCGCCTGTTTTAATCACAATGTCGCGGGGATAGGTTACGGAGGTCATCGGCTCCCGCAGTTTCGGGTCTCTTTTTTCTAGTTCGCCAACTAAAAACGCAAGACCGCCGGCAGTTGCCGCATCTTGCGCGCGAAGTGAACCAGGTATCGGCAGTGTAGTAGTTGGTGCGCCACTGCCAAGTATATTGTTGAAGTTAAACAATGATATTCCCTCCTTATGCCTTTCTGCTTAAAATAGTAATTTCAGCGACATGGTTACTGTCCATATTCCCGGTAGTAAACACGGCATTGGTGAGTGCGACAGTATTCGCGCCATCGGCTGCCGCTTCAAAACCGCCAACGACTCCAGCCGGAATAGAAGCGTTTGCTGTAATCCGAATATATACCGTACCACCGGCTGTTGGCGTTCCGTTGTTGACGGTTACGCATACGGCACCGCGTAAAATGGCATCCGTAGGCTCGCCAGGCCTATAAACTACTTTACCTTGATCGATATAGTCCGTGGCCTGTTTGACCTCGCGGACAGCCACACCAACAAACTGATCCGGAGTGTTACTGGCACCGAATGTGCTGTAGGTATTGTCAGCATTTAAAATGACCGGATCGCCAAATGCAGGGCCGGTGGTATCGGTTTCCTTGATTACTCTGTTTGCAATAATGCAGTCGGCATTACGGGAAAAAGAACCAGGATAACCGATATTTAGAGTTGTTCCGATTGTTTGAATAGGCATCGCTAAGCCCTCCTTATTTTTTCTCCTTGAAGTGGGGATTGTATTTCTTTTTGAGGTGTTCGCCAAGCTCGCCCGCGTCAGGCTTGCTATCTTGCGCTGCCTTGGGTTTAGCTGGTTTTGTCATGGCCGCATATGGGTTTGTTGCGCTCGTTGTTGTGCTCGGAGCGACTTGCAGTTGTTCGCGGAAAGTCTTAGCCATCATATCGCTTGCCTGTTTACGCTGTACCGGGTCTTTAATAGCAGCCACAATGGGCTTTGCCGCCTTGATCGCCAGTAGCAGAGCTACACGTGAGTCGGCGCCGGGAATTGGATTCTCTGGCCGATCTTCCGGACTCGATACAGGCGCGTTATCCTCTAATTGTTGCGGGTCAATGGTTACAGAACCCTCATCAGCGACTGGAGCAGGTTTGCCTCCTGCCACTTCTTTTTCCAGTTCCGTTAGTGCGTCGGTCGCTGGCTCTGCTGCTGCTTTTCCTGCTTTCAGTTCTGCGATATCTCCTTGCATACTTTTCAGGAGGGCAAGTATTGCGGCATTTCCCGTATCGCCGGGATTATTCCCCTCATCTTTAGCGGGTGTCGTAGCCACAGGAGCAGCGGCCGGCGTTCCTTCATCTTTTCCTTCTTGGTTCATTAGTTTTGATGCTTCAGCTAATTCCTCTGGCTCCGCATCGGCGGCAAATGCTTTGAACATTTTCCCCCAAATTGTGTTTTTGTTGGTTTTTGACATGTCTTTTCTCCCTTCTTGTTTTGGTTTTTCGTCTTTTACCGCAACCCTTTTCCCAGCTCGCCCTTCGCGAACAATGGCAATATGATTGCCGCGAATGTTCTTTTGGGCATACTTGCCTTCTCCCTCGCCTTCGTGTGGTACGCATATATAATCGTATCCCGACGATACATCGCGCTTACCTGCGTCAATTTCAGCGGCTAGGATAGGGTCATAGATAATTAGATCAGCTAATAATAAGTCGCTTTCCTCATCACTTCCACGCCTTACATTAGTTGCAACGCCTCGCATGTAAGCAGCAACATTATCGGGAGCCAGCCATTGGCGCGGGTGTTCGCTTGTTACCGGTTTCCCCTCAAAGCTGGCAATGGCTGCAGGACTGAAAACTTCTTCTTCGCCCCGGTAGAGCTGAACCGGCAGACTACCCTCAACGCCTAATTCTGACGGCATGTATTCCTGCCATCCGGTACGCGCTATGGGCACATTCAGACAGATCAAATACCCTTCCGGAGTCTTGGCTTTATTGTCAGAAATACGACTTGCATAATACGTCCTTGCTATTTCATTCACCCCCTTTCGGGCATAAAATTAACCGCCTTTAAGCGGCTATACCTGATAATTTTATAAACCCTCTTTTACTTATCCGGCTAATACTGCCTCCCCTATAAATCCGCATTGGCCAGCTAAACATGTCCAAGTCAATAACCGGCTCGGCATAGCAGCGGCAATTCGGG